AAGAGCCAGCAAAAGTTTGTCCGTTTATAAGCGGTCATCTACACAAAGATGGTCATAATATAACCAGGTGTATTGAAGATGATTGCGTGGCGTGGAATACAGATATTAAAGAAATAGGGAATTGCTTAATGGAAAAACCACACAAGCATGATTATGTATCTGATGGTAGAGGTTATTATTATTGTAAAAAATGTCGGGAATGGCTGATTGACTCAGAAAAGCCAAAGTCCGTCGAGAATAACCCGATTATTCAGGATGAAGAATTTAACAGATGTGATTGAAAGGAGAAATACTTATGCAGGTTTTACAAGTGAAATATTTACAGGTTAATTTAAAAGAACCTTATTTACGCGTGGATTCAAAAGAACAGTTAGATATTTTACAAAATAAAATTAATTTGTTTTGTAGAAATCATGATGTTGTTTCGATTAAGTTTGTATGGGATAGTGAATTGGTATGGATTACTTATCAAAAGAAAATAATAAAAGAGCAATAAATTTAAACTATTTTCAAACCCAATCTTATATTTCCTTGACAAATATATTGTAATCATTATAATTGTTAGTGTAAAACCTTTTCTAACATTGGCGCGGGAGAGAATTAAAGTATTTACACACGTAGAGTTAATCTCTAACATTTATCTAATTGGTCTTTCCCGCGCTATAATTAATATAATCTCCGGTCTCGATAAATAACGAGTTAACTGGCTATATCAGTTAGGTGTCGCCCTAAACGCCGTGACATTATATTAATTATTAAACCCAGCCTCAATAGGGGCGAACTATCCCTTGTAACATTCTCTGTCTCCTCTATTCTGTATTAATGTCCTTTAATCATTATCTTTATTTTTTACTTGACAAATTTTGTATTGTCATTATACTTGTTAGTAGTTAATATCTGTTTAACCTTTTTTAATTACTTTTTTCCATGACTCTAAGACAAAAAAAATTCCTCGAGGAACTTCCTAAAAATGGAAATTGTATCCTGAAAGCTGCTCGAAAAGCTGGATATTCTGAAAGTTATGCTAAGGGTGAATTATATAAAGACCTCAGAAGACCAGAGAACAGAATACATCAAACGGAATATTTTAATGAGAAGAGTGTGAAAAGAGATATCAAGAAAGCAAAGAAGTTATGTTTAAAAAAGGAAGACATCACTAATTTTCTACGAGCAACCGAGCTAGAGTCTAAAATTTTAGGTCTCCAAGTTGACAAATCCGAAATCACCAATAAAAACCCCGACAAATGTATTGTTGTATATGGTAACAAGGCAACCTCGACGGAGAATGTTACTTAGTTAACATAACATTTATTATAGGAAGTGTGAAACTTATTCACTATATGGATAAAAAACAGTTTGACCATATCCACCAGATACAACAACAGATTGATGACGAAAGAGAATTTATTGCGTTGGCTAATATTCAGCGTCAATGTTCTAATGGTAGTGTCTGGATTTATAATACTTATACTATACTGAATAATGTAAAAGTTGTTAACGGTGAAAGGTGTTCATGGTGAAATGTATTTACGGTGAAAGTTGTTCACATTGTGAAATGTATTCACAGTGAAAGTTGTTCACCCCCACCCCACCGAAATTGAATATAGATATAAGTATATGCCTACACAACCACTAAATCAAAATTCAAAATTCACATTACCAATAATTTTTTTATTTACAGTGATGGTATTAAGTGGATGTGCGACTAAGAAGAAAGAGAATGTAAAGATATATGACCATTATATATTATTAATTAATTACGAAGGAGAGAGATAGGTCAATGCCATTTAAGAGTAAGAAGCAGAAAACGTATTTAGAGATAAACCATCCCAAAGTATATAAGAGATGGGTAAAGAAGTATGGAAAAAAGGTTAAGAATAAAAAAGCAAGAAATACAAATTAGATAAAATATATCAGATAAAACCTTCGGAATAATTACCCAAAGGAAACCAATAAGATTTAAAGAGGAAGACTTGTGCACAAGCGAGTCTTCCTTTTTTATTGGGATAAGGGATAAATGAGAGAGAAGACAATATATATAAAGCCGCCTTATGCGCAACAGGCAGAGATAGAGAATGACCAGCACAGGTTCAGGGTATTGGCATGTGGGAGACGGTGGGGAAAAACATTAATGGCGATGAGGGAAGCATTCCAGATGTTATTAAGGGCGTATGAGTTGGATGGGAAAGCGCATAGGGGCTGGGTAATATCGCCGACGTTTCCGCTGGTAAGGGAAGATTGGTTAATAGCGGAAGATTTATTAAGTGACGCAATAACCAAGAAGAGTACTACTGATATGAGGATGGATTTCAAGCCATTTGGGTTTATAGAGTTCAAGTCTGCGGAGCGAGAAGATGAGGGATTGAGGGGAGCGGGATTAGATTTCGCGGTATTAGATGAGGTAAGCCGGATAAGTAAGAAGTCGTGGGAGCTTGGGATAAGGCCCGCGTTAAGTGATAAGTTAGGCAGAGCAGTATTCATATCGACTCCGAAGGGAAGAAATTGGTTTTACAATTTATGGTTAGCTGGGCAGTTAAAGAATGACGAAATAAAGTCATGGAAATACTCAACGTTTGACAATCCATTTTTCCCTGAGAGTGAGAAGAAAGCGTTAATTGATACAACGCCTGAGATGATATTACGGCAAGAATATTACGCAGATTTTTTAGAGGATGAGGCGACGGTATTCAGGAATTTGAATCGTTGTATTTCTGGTGTTCTTGAAGGAAACATTGAAGGGGAAAGATACACTATTGGGGTAGATTTAGGTAAATCCGAAGATTTCACTGTTATTACGGTAGTTAAAGAATCGAGTGGGTCGTTAGTATATATAAACCGTATTAACAAGATTGATTGGTCGATACAAAAAGAGCATATTTTTTCTGTAGCCAAAACATACAGGCAGAGTATTATTTTCATGGATTCAACAGGTTTAGGAGACCCTATATTAAATGATTTATCAAGGGCTGGGTTAACTGTTAGAGGATATAAATTCACTCATACTTCAAAACAAGTTTTAATAGAGCAATTAACAGTGGCTATAGAACAGCAATTAATTTCTATACCTGATTGTGAAGAAACCAAATTTCTTATAGACGAATTAAAATGTTTTTCTTATGAGATACCAAATAAAGAAACAGGGCGGATATTTTATTCCGCGCCTACAGGTTTACATGATGATGGGGTAATTAGTTTAGCTTTAGCAATAAGAGGTATGTCACATGCTTTATACAGGACAAAACCAGATGAGGAGATAAACCTTCCAAGATTTTCGCCAGCGTGGTTAGAGAGAAAATCTTATATAGAAGAGGTAGAACACAATATGAGATTACCGCGGAGGTTAAGAAGGCAGCCGGCGGGGTTATCTTTTTCGTGAAAGGGTAAATAATGAAAAGAAGAAAAAAAAGAGTTTATAAAAAAAGGAGTAAGGATATGGTTAAAGAAAAGATAGTTAAGAAAGAAGTAGATGATAGTAAAGAAATTAAGAATGTAGATGAACCTATACAAGATAATACAATCAATAAAACAGGAAATGTGAAATTTACTGAGGAATAAACATGTTAAAGATTTCTCATGATGAAGTGTGCAGGTGGCGGATAGAGATTGAGCAGGCTGAGGAGTTTAAGAGTACAGAGTTTGGGGCCTGTATTAAAGGAGATATTAAAGGGGTAGGTGAGAATATAGGATATTTCGAGAACGGATATTCGGCCCGATATTTAGAAGAATATTCAAAGATAGACCCAAACTATTTAGTCCCTTTAAACATAATTTATCCTGTTATAAAAAATATTATCCCTTCATTATATTATAGGAATCCTTTTATAACTGTTATTCCTAAACGCAAACAGGATGAAGACGGTTCGTCTTATGTATCAGCTATAAGTAACCATTATTATAACCAGCTTGATATAAAGAGAATAAACCAGCAGGTAATTTTCGACGCGTATGTTTTAGGAATGGGAGTATGCAAGATAGGGTATGCTACAAGGTTTGGGTCTGATATTGAAGATGTGGAGTTAGAGAAGAAGAGAGAACAGGAAAAGAAGCGCGGGTTATTAGAAAAGTTAGGGTTAAAAAAAGCTAAAGAGCCAGAACCGTTACCAAAGAATATAGAGCCGAATGAGTTTATTATAGCTGAGAATCCATATATTACGTGGATTAACCCATTTAATTTCGGGATTGATACCTCGGCAAATTCTATTTATGAAGCTAATTATGTATATGAACGGATAATTACTACTTTAGATAGGGTTAAAAATAACAAGTATTACCAAAACACAAAAGATTTAAGAGGGATGGATTTAGAGTCTACATTTCAAAAGAATATTCCTGTTACGCAGATAGATAAGTTTAAACCGATTGAGTTGTATGAGATACATTATAAGACTGATGAAGGAATAAATATTTTAGTATTAGCAAAAGACCAACAGGAATATATAGCTTTACGCCATGACAAATCCATTTATGAGATAGACGGGTTTCAATACGAGTTATTAACTTTTAATAAACACGGTCATAAATTATATCCTAAATCAGAGATTGATATTGTTAAACCTTTACAGGATAGAATCAACAATACTTTTGAAAACATATTAGAACAAGTAGATAAGTTTAACAGTAAGTTGTTAGTAGACGCTACTGGAATGACGCCAGAGGGAAAAAACGCTTTACTTGATGGTGTATTAGGTTCAATATGTTTTACTAATAAGAATCCATCAGAAGTCGCGAAAGAATTTTCAATGACTCAGGTAAAAAGTGATTTGATGATTATGATAGATAAGATGGTAGATATCATTTCACTAGAGACAGGGGTCACAAGGTCAATGCTTACAGGTATGACTTCCGCGGAGACTGCTACAGAAGCGCAGATTGGACAGGCAGGGTCAAATTTAAGAATGTCTGATAAAGCTGATATGGTAGCAGATTTCTCTAATAGGCAGGCAAGAAAGCTTTGGCAGGTAATAAAACAGTTTGTTGATTTAGAAGAGCTTGAATTGATTACAGGCGATACAGCTTTTGATGATGTTACAGGAACCCCGCGGTTTAAATGGTTAGATGAGATTAATGGGAATATGAAAGAAAAGCTTATTACAGGAGAATACGATTTTCAGATTGAAGTAGGAGCAACGCAAAAACCTGATTTGCCTGTATTAAGGAAGCAGGTAGAAAACTTAGTTAATATTTTGGGTGGGAAAGGCGTATTAGAAGCTTTTGCCGCGCAAGGTTATAAAATAGAGTTAGCGGAGATATTCAAGAAATATTTACAGATGTTTCCGGATGTATTTACTAACATTTCAAAAATAATTAAACCTATCCAGCCTGCTCAACAACCAATGTCACCACAACAGGGAGCAGGCGGCCAGCCTCAAGGAACAGGTGGAGCTGGAATAGGAGCAGTGCCACAGCAAATACAGGCTAATACACCGACTCCCGCGGATATAATGTCAAGTATGGGTGGGGAAAAAGGAGGACAAATTCCTCTTGCTTAGCTTAACTGTTGATAATATATTATTAACCGATTTAAAAAAGAAATTATGGCAAGATTTATTTGGGACACAGAAATAAAAGAATGGATTGAGGTTGATGGGTTAGCAAAAGACCCGAATGCAGGGCTTAATGGCCCAGTATATTGTCCGGAAGGCGGATATTTTGATATGGCACTTGATAGAAAATTCAATTCGAAGAGTGAAAAAAGACAGTATATGCGAGAAAAAGGGTTAAAGATGGATGGTAATGATAGGCCAATAGATAAACGCGGAGTTTATTATTTTTATAACAAATAAAAGGAGGGGTGTTAAATGGTGATAAGAAATTCAATGATAGGAATTAAAATTGCTAAGCAGCCAAGTAAAGGAGCCCCGAAAGATGGTGGGTTCAGAGATGTTCGTCCGGTAAAAAATAATCCGCAATGTCCTTATACAAACCCTGCAAAAGCTGTAGCTAAAGGAATGGCCACTAAAGTAGGTAAGTTAGGGAAATAAAGGGAGTATATATGGTTGACGAACTTGAAAGAGCCTTATCAAAGAGAATAGGAAGCAATACAAGCGATGATGAATTAATCAAAGCAATGAGTAAAGTTATTTCTTTATTACTTGATAAAGTTTATAAAGAAGAAAAATTAGAAGTAAAAACCGAAGATGATATATTGATGGATGGGATGTCTAGCCGGATATCTAGAAAACGTAAATTTTCTAGTCTTGCTAATCATCTTATACCAAGTCCGTCTTAGTTGTTAATTGCTATAATAATTAACCGACTCGTCGTCGTATAGACGTAAAAAGGAGTATTAATGTTATCTGAACAAACTAACGTAAATGCGGAATCGTCATCCGCGTTAGGCGAAGCAATAGCTTCCTCGCCAGAAGCATTACAAGACCAAACTCAAGGAACGCAGGAGGGAACTGCGCAACAACCCGTAATCCAAGAGCCGCAGGAAGAAGCAAAAATCCCATATTCACGGTTTAAAGAGGTTAATGATGAAAGGAATTGGTTTAAATCTCAGTTAGAACAAAAATTAAATCAATCTAGCCAGCAGCAGCCTCCGCAGCCAACAACACCACAACAAGAGTTAGGGAATACTCCGGAAGAAAGAGAGTTTTGGGCTTTACAGCGCAAAATAGCCCGAGAAGAAGCTGAAAAAATAGTTGGGAAAGTCTCCCCAATGATTGACGCTGGCAGAGTAGAGTTAGCGCAGATAAAGGTTCAGCAATTTAGGGCCGCTCATCCTGATGTAAAAGCCAATTCTAATGAAGAATTAATGATAGCGCAGCGTATTTCAAGCGGATATCTTCCAGAGGATGCTTATAGAGTGGTTATGTGGGATAAAAATGTATCAAAAAACGCGCAACAGATAAATATTAATAACAGACAAAAGATAGAAGCTAAGAAACAAGCTAATGTTGAACAAAGTTCATCTTCTGCTGTGATTTCTCATGTGAAAGATAACCTGACACAACGGCAAAGAATAGAACGTATGGCAACAACCCTTGATTTTTAGATTTTATCAAATAATTAGGAGTTCTAATGGCGACAGGTAATAGTAATTTTACGAAACTAGTTACCACGACCTTACAGAATCTTCCCTCAGAAATTTTTGACGCTGTTTCTACAAACAACGCATTACTTTATATGTTGCAGAAAAATGGCAATTTAAAAGTAATGACAGGTGGGCGAAGTTTTACCCATCCAATCTATTACAAAAAAAATACTTCTTTCAAATCATACAACAAAACTGATACTATTGATACACCTTTAATGGATGATATTACTCGTGCTGAATATCCTATAAGGATTGTAGCTGGTTCTGTTGTTCTTTCTTTGCTTGAAGAAGCAATGAATAATGGGAGTAAAGAGAAGTTGATTGATTTAGTAGATGAAACAGTAACAAGGGCGAAGATTTCAATGGCCGAGGTTTTAGGAGATCAAGTATTTAATGATGGCAGCGGAGATAAAGATTTTGATGGATTACCTTTTCTAATCAATTCTGCTCCGGATGGTCAGTCAGATGTCGGTGGTATTGACGCTTCTGCTACAGGCAACACATATTGGAGAAATCAAATAGGAACTACAGCGGATTTTAGTGCTACAGCAGCTACAAGTCTTAGCAAAATGTCAGCCTTAGTTGCAGCCTGCACTTTTGGCAGGCATGGCCCAAGATTAGTAGTTACTACTAAAACTCTGTATTCTGAATACGAAGCAATGCTTACTTCTAATATCCGTTATGTTACGACTGAATTAGCGGACGCTGGATTTTTGCATTTAGCATATCAAACAATGCCTTTAGTATTTGATGATAACTGTTCTTCAGGTGAAATGTATTTTATCGATACAGACAACCTCTGGTTACAGGTATTAGCAAGAGGTAATATGCAGTTAACTGATATGCAGCCTTCTCACGACCAGTTAATGAAGGTCGCGTTGTTATATCTATTTGGAAACTTAACCACAGGTTCACGTAGAACCAACGGATTTCATCCGTGGTCATAATAGGAGAATAAGATGAAAAAAATACTT